GCACAATCGAGCGTCTAATAACCACGCTTCTTTTGTTTCCCCTTAGGCGCAACAGCTACTTTCTTGGACTTGTTCTTTCCTACTTTGCGGAGCGAATCCGATAGCGCCACAGCAGATCCACCGCGCTCATCCTATAAGATGAGCGGAATGGCAGCCGCCGCAATCGGAGCAATCTCCTTAATCCCTGACCAAATATCCTTAGCAGTATCCTTCACCCAAGACCAGATATCGTCCCAATGCAAATCATTGGTATGCCACTGTGGTATATGAGAGAAGACTTCCAAAGCCTCCTTTATCTCAATATCACTAAGCACACCTTGCTTCACACTGATCCACTGGTTGAGTGTTGTATACTCCACACTGGCAGCCATTGTCATATAGGCGGATTGACCCGCATCTATATTGACATTGGCTATCAGACAAAGATAATCAGATTCAGGATAAAGTTGGAAAACTAAATCCTCGTCAGTATTGGAAACAGTGTCACCAGGTAACTCATAGACACGCATATTAAAATCATCAACAGAGGTCGGTTTAAGGAACCCATAAGCTCCCTCAACTATATCTCTGGTGACTGATTTCTTATCCTGCGCAACCTGAGCAAAACTGGTGTACTGTAACCACTGTGTTCCCTTAGGTACTAGCAACCCTGTGATCTGCCCCTGACGATTCAACGGACTCGCAGTATTTGTGTACATCAAACTAACACCCGTAATTCGCACCGCATCAATAAACTCATATGATTCGGTATAAAAAGGAAGTGAGACTTGAGCCCAACAAGTTTGAGTTGAACCAGAACCACCAGCAGAGATTAGGAAATTACCAGGCAGCAAAGGCAACATAAAGGCCGCTCCTCCTTGACTATAATTAATAGTAAAGGAGTAGTAGCCAGTCGCCGTTGCCACATAGTTAAAAGTTCCTGCACCCCCATTGATGTCCTGATACTCAGCTTGTGGGACCCACTGTCCTGCACTCAACCTTTTAACCGTGATCAAAACGAATGAACCAACGGGATACGAAGAAGGGTTTGTATTGATGCGCAACACATTACCTTGAGACAACAAGAATCCTCGGTGCTGATCTGAGTTGCCAAGCCTGCCTGGATACAAGACTGGACCGTGCAACACTGGACCCGACGTCCACTTGCAAGGATACACCCGGGGAAATGTTTCAATTCCCTGTGTAGGCTTGTAAGTAAAAGTCGACGCGTAAATTGATGGAGAAACACCGCCGACAACAAAAGGATAAACTCCAAATCTTAGCGCATCGCGAAACACAAAGATTGGACACCAATCATTGTTCATCTCATCTGGAAGTGGCGCTGAGCTTAATGGAAAGGTCACATCGGTTCTCGACCAAGGATTGGCTATTGCAGTGGGGTCAGACCCCATAGAACCACCAAACCTAGGAACCAAATAGTCCTTAGGCATTGCTAACGCAGCACTAAGCTGAGGAACATCCTTTGGCATACTCTTCAGATTTCGCAACTCACTCTTAATCAGAGCTCTAGTCTTTCTGTCATCAACAGTGAGAGCCTCCACGGCCTTCACGTTCTTCTTCTTTTTCTTCTTCTTACCCTCAGAAGACACGGGGATGGTCTGTTTAACGTTATTACCACCAGATACGATCATAGAATTCGGTTTATCCATTATGTTCATTTTCCCCAAGCGGGGACGGGTCGATAGCGACCCGCATCACTCAACAAGATCAATCGGGATCGTTGAGACCATTGCGTCGAAAACACGAGCTTTCACCGCACTAGCCAAATACTTATCAAATTCTCGTCCATCAACTCCTATGTCAATAGCTAGATCCCTTATGAGGTTCAACCTCTCCTCAGTGTAGAAAGCAAAATTGTGAGCTATTGATGATACCGCAGCCAACTGAACAGTCCTACTCGATTTCCTATGACCAGCTAGATTGAAAACAGATTTATTAAAGTTCTGGTTTTGCAAAATAGGCATTGAATTAACGTCTGTGAGCTTTCTAGAACAAAAACCCTTTTCGTTTTCCGCCACATCAGTGACGAACATCCCCCTATCCAACCAGAAACCATTATAGTCCGCTTCCACCGGAAGATCACCATGTATGGTTGAATCATCACCCACACATAGCATTGCCGGAATCCTACTCGGATTTCTATACGCCATCTCATAAGCTACTTGCAATACTGAATTGACATGCAGCGTCAGGGCAAATCCGGACTTCATCAACCCAATGAAGTTTTGCCTAAGCTTAACCCCACCAGGTAAATAGAAATCACAAAAAGCCCCATCACCAAAGATCGCCAAAAACACCCTCTGCTCCAAAGAGTTCTCCCCCCATAAAGCACCAAAATATTCACTCAGGAATCGAACGTCCAACTCATTGACAGACCAATC